GACCACTTTCGGTCACCTTTTAGCTCATTTCAGGCACATTGGCTCATTCAACCGTTTGCAACAGTGCAACGTTGTTGTTCATCGGCACAGATTCCCCTTGACTTTTCCCTTTCTTTCTTGTATACTTACTCCTCCGTCGATATAAAAAAGGGAGTCTTGGGATCCAGATATGGCTTCACAAAAATCAGCCGAACAACCCAGAAAACACGCATCTAAAGCTAGGCTACTTACTAACTACAGACACCGCAAAATCGTAGAAGCTTGCCTGTCCGGTAAGCCATTAAGGCAAACGGGAATTGAGCTTGGGTTGTCGCCTAAAACCGCAGGTCAACAAGTATCTGCCATCATTTCAAAACCTGAAGTCCAGGCATCTTTTGTCCGAATTCTCGAAGAGAGCGGACTGTCGGATAAATTTCTAGCCGACAAAATCCGCACTCTCGCAAACGCCGAAACCACACAATACGCCCAGTTGGATGGACAGTTCACAGACAAGCGGTCACAGCCCGCCTGGGAAACGCAGCGCAAGACAGCCGAGCTGGTGTGTCGGCTGAAAGGTCACCTGTCCGATTCTCGGAATCCAGACGTATCCATCGGACTGATGCAGGTGGTTGTGCAAGCTATCGCCAAAAATCCCTAACAGTGGGGGAAGAGTCCGCACGTTGTCGGGTATATTAAGTTATCGGATACTGCTATGACTCGGAAGTGGGGATTGTAAGTAGTTGATGCTCCTGCNCTTNGGNAAAGCACTAATTTGCAACGTCTGATAATACATATTATGTTACATTGTGTTAATTCTACAATTACCCNCAACACTAGTATTATCAAGCCATTCCAGTCGATTCTTCGTACCTACCCACTCCATCATTGTATTTATGTTTTTCCCCACCACCTGCGTTTTAATCACTTCCGCAACCACAATCCTTTGCAGCTTGCGGATGGGGGCTGGATATTTTTGCGCCTGCCCTAGTGGGGGGGGTATAGGGGTCATCGCTTGCTTTCTGCTATTATTATAGGACTCCCTGGAACTGAGACTATATTTTTAAAATCGGGATTGATATTTAGTAAATGCAACGATAGCACTTTTTTAAAGGTAGGGGGTAATTTTTAGATGATAAAGGCAACCCTATATACCGGGAGGGTATTATTAGATTAGAAAGGAGTGGTGAATAGTAAATTAAATAGGGGATAGAGAAGTAGTTTTGGTATTGGAGGGTGATAATGTTCTGGGTGGAACGTTAAACCAGAAAAGAGATGCTGATAACTTAGATGTTACTATCAACCCTTTTTCTATAATCTAGTGTGGGGGGGGTAGATGAATTTTATTATTTGTTATTTACTCATTAACAGAAAGAGAGTTGCTTTTGATTAATACTTGATGCTTGATTGCCGTAATTAATTTGCCTGGAGTCTCTAAGTCTTTCGGAAAATAGATAATAACCTGTTTTACAATTCGGGCAATAAAGATACGATTGGAACATAGTGTACTTTTTTGAATATTTTCTAACGACAGGAGTGTAGCATTTTCTGCATTTTTGACCTTCGTGCAACATTTTTATTTTACTAGACATCTTTTTTTATTAACTTCGCAATAACATTAATTTTAAACAATTAATAAAGATCTATTAAAGATCTATTATTTATTGAAGTACTTAAGTACTTAAGTACTTAACAACCAAACCAAAAGATTTTAGATTGTACAAAACCCCCCTACCCCCCAAATAGTCTTAAAGACTTANAGGTATAGGCTTTAACTTAATTAAACCAATGAGTTCCGAGTCGCACTTTAGACACCAGTATTATTTAAAGTCGGCCTGGATGCAGAGCTGCCCCCACCGACATAGCGAAATGATACGACATAAATTTACATTTGTCAAGGGAAATCCAAAAAAAATGTAAAAAAAAATATAAAAAATATTTTTTTAATGCTTGACATTGGTATACCATATATGGTAATAGTTTAATCAATACGTACAATCTTGTCCTCATGGAAAGCGGGATTCTCCTGCTTGGAAATATGCGAGAAGGACTATAAATACATACGGAGACAACTCAATACTAGAATTGAAAATCTTACAAAGACCGTGAATATGACTCCGTCAAAGGCTATCAAACTGACGTGCAAGTGGTGTATGGGTGGCGTAAAAAGCGCAAGGTGCGATAGTCAGATTTGCGAATTAAACAATAGGACGCTATCACGCTTGAAACGTATTAAGCAACACTGTCTTGATTGTGTGGAAACAAGAGGAGAGGTAAAAGTCTGCACAAGCAAATTATTCTTTGAAGACAGGCTTTGTTATTTGCATCCATACAGACTTGGACACAATCCAAAAAGAAAAGGTATGGGGAATCGTCCAGGCAACCTTAAAAATTTACAAAAAACACGAACTCACGATATGGTTTTAGCTCCTAGAAACTGACCTGAGTCTATCGAAAGAGGTTTTATACGTAGAGGGTAGATAATGCAGGCAAGAATCTAATTTTGCAACATAACGAAAATCGGGTGGAAATGAGAAATATTAACTTACAATTTGAAGATAGTTGTGCGGGGTGCAGTCACATGCACGGAGCGAATCATGATGTGCTTTGTGATGCAGGGCAGCTTGTTGACAGGGATGGCGTCCCGAGAGTTTATCATTTAGATAAGGCTTATAGCAATCCTTACCAATGGCCGGCAGCGGGTATTCCTTATAAAAGCTGGTTAGTGGCAAAATCCTGCGTTTCTTTTAATTCTTCAGAAAACGGGAATAATTAATGATTAATGACATTAGCGGCGGATTAAGAGAAACAAATTTAGATTTTTTGGGTTTGGCGGATTATGTTAATGACGAACGATTAACGACTGATAAAAGATTAAATACGGAAGAACGTGAACGCTTAATTCTCCAGGAAGCACGCGAGAATCTGAAAGTTGCAATGGATTATGATGCTGAGAATAAAAGAGAAGCTCTGGAAGATTTACAATTTGCTTATGTTGAAGGCGCACAATGGCCAGCCGAAATTTTAGCAGAGCGTCTGTCGGAAGGCAGACCCTGTATTACGATTAATAAAATGCCAACATATATAGATCAGGTCGTTGGTGATCAAAGGCAGAATCGGCCGTCAATTAAAGTAATTGGCGCCGATTCTTCGAGTGATCCTTATATGGCAAATATTCTAAGCGGATGGATTCGCCACGTATTACAAATATCTCAGGCCGACATTGCGATAGATCATGGTTTTGAACATTCTGTAAGTTGTGGCTATGGAGCAGTTAGAGTCGTAACTAAATACTCAAATAATTCTTCCTTTGATCAGGACGTATATATTGAACAAATAGACAATGCTTTAGCAGTTTATTGGGGTAAGCATTCAAAATATGATTGTTCAGACGCTAATTATTGTTTTATTATAACGGATATAGACAGAAAGGAATTTAAAAAGCAATATGGGATAGAGGATATGTCTTTTAATCAGGCAGATTCTCAGTTTATAGAAGGATGGGCGACTGAATCGACTATTAGAGTTGCTGAATATTTCGTTAAAGAACCAATAAATAAAATTCTTTATCAGCTTTTAGATGGGCGCACTGTTGATGTATTGAAAAATGGCGATATGCCGGTTAAAAGTCGGGAAGTTAGAGATTATAAAATCAAGTGGTATCTTTTATCAGGCAATAAAATATTAGACGAAAAAGATTGGGTAGGGAGAAAATATATACCCGTTATTCCGATATGGGGAAAAGAAATTAACGTTGGTGGAAAACGTATTGTGCGTGGTTTGATAAGATTCGCCAAAGACTCGCAACGTATGTACAACTACTGGAATTCCGTTGACACTGAAACAGTTGCCCTTTCTCCAAAAGCTCCTTATCTTGCTACTGCCACCCAAATAGGGCATCATAAAACCCAATGGGACCAGGCTCATAAAAAAAGTTTTCCATATCTATTGGTAGAACCTGATCCAAGAATGCCTGGATGGCCAAAACGGGAGCCGCCGCCGCAGATATCCTCAGCGATGGTGGAAAAACTCAGGACGGCAGATCAGGAAATCAGAGACACAATAGGATTACAGAGAGCCTCAATGGGTATGCAGGGTAATGAACGTTCGGGCGTGGCAATCAGGGAAAGAAAACAAGAAGGTGATACCGGGACTTTTGCATTTATAGACAATTTAGCACGTTCATTTGAATATCTTGGCCGCGTTCTGGTAGATATTGCTCCCGGAATATTGGACACAGAAAGAATTATAAGACTGGGACTTGGAAATGATCTTTATAAATTTGAACAAATAAACGTACAAATGCCTGAAGGCGAAATATTAAACGATATGTCCATTGGTCAATATGACGTTGTAGTGACAACAGGGCCATCGTTTACAACACAAAGAACGGAAGCCCGTCAATCTATGTCGGAGTATATACAATATTATCCACAAGCGGCGCCATTAATCGGCGATTTATATGCGAAATCTATGGATTGGCCTGGCGCTGAGGAAATGGTAGAAAGGCTGGAATATTTATTGCCACCGGAAATCAGAGAGAAAAAAGTAATGGAACGTGCTAAAAGCGAAGGAGTGCCAACACAGCCGAAACAATCTTCGCCTCTACCTGTACCTGACCCATTAATAGAAATTAAAGTTCAGGAGGCTGGTATGGGATTGCAGAAATTACAAATAGAGATAGAACAGGAAAAAGTCAGGCTTGAAGGTATGCAGATAGAAAATGAATTATTAGTTAATAATTCAAAAGAAGACGTTAAAAAAAGGATGCAGGAAATCTTACAGGAATCATTAGCAGGGGAGGCAGAACGTGGATGAGAAAATGGTAGACCTCAAACTAAAAGAAAATAATGAAAGTAAGGAGGTAGCAAAACGGTCGTTAACTTCAGTGCGATACCCCTACGGATTACACTTAAATTTTGAACAAGAACAAATTGAAAAAATAACCATACTTAAAGATAGTCACGTTGGCGATAGAGTAATTATTCATGCCGAAGGACGTATTCATTCAAAGAGAATTGCTGAAAACGAAAATAATGGCATTACCAATATGCTTAGAAAAAGAACGGTAGACAAGGAATATAACGTTGGAATTCAGTTGGAAAAAATAGCAGTTATACCAAAAACGAATAAAAAACCAGAAGAAATGAATCCTAAGGAATATCGTGAAATGCGTGGGAGGGAAATATAATGAATAACAAAGTCATAATAAATCCAGATGCATTTATAGAGGGAAACATAAAGAACGGAGATTTATTTACCGTAGCGGGCGTAAAGAAGAAAAGGAATGGAGATTTTAAGACCAATTGTAAACCTGGGGAAGAAACAGTATTTACGGCCGTGGAATTTACCAGTGAGGGGATGATCGGTTCGGTCAGAACCGTCAAACGCTAACGGATAGGTTTCAAACTACCGTTGTTTGAGAATCTCTTGAATTTATTCAGGAGAGTGTCAAAAATAGACCAAAAAATGAATAAACTGTTATTACAAAGAGATTCTAGTAAATATCCAAACGGACAAAATATTTCTATTGAGCAGATAGACGAAAAGTTTCACGGGAAATTAACAATTCATTTTGCGCATGGAGTCCCTAAAAAGATAGAGATTAATAACGTAAAGGATATTATAACCTTTAGTTAGGGAAATCTATGGCGCCGTTTTATATAAACATTAATAATGCAATAAAGTTTTAAACAATAAGGCTTATCGTAATAAGAGGCTTTATCAGTGAATAAAATCATTGATAAAGCCTTTTTTTATTGGCACATTTCACGAAAACTGACTGAGCAGTATCTCAGGCAAGCACTTAGGAGGTGCGCATAACATGACAAAGACAGTATTGGATGAAATAAAAGAAGTGGTATTGGATACAGATTTTAAACCTGTAGTAGTAAACTTTGCGGATGATGCAAGAAATTCATCAGTAACGACAGTTGGTGCATTACCCGAAAAGGCAGATGAAGAAAAGGTCGATAAAACCAAAGAGGATGAAACGACGCCATCCGAAAAAGAATCCAAAAAGACTATAAAGGCTGAGGAAAAAACAAAAGAGAAAAAAACCGAAGTCGCAGAAGAAGAAGAAACTATTATCGAAAAACCAAGAGAAATAGACCCTGTTCAGCGAAGAATTAACGAGATAACAAAAAAAAGGCGCATTGCCGAAAGGGAATTGGATTTCGAGCGTAAAAAGAGGATTGAGGTAGAACGGGAAATAGAGAAGTTAAAAAATATTATTCCTGCAACTAATAAACCAAAAGTAGAAGATTTTGAAACTGAGGCAGACTTTTATGAAGCCTTAACCGACTGGAAAATAGAACAGAAACTCAATATTGACAAAGAGAAAACCGGTCGGGAGTCGGAAGAAAAAAAGGAAAAGGATAAATTTGCCGCAAATCTTGATGCTATGGAAGGGAAGATTGAAAAAGGAAACGAAAAGTATGAAGACTTTAGCGAGATTGTCCTGGATGAAAATTTGAAAATTACAGAACAAATGATTGAAGTTGTTAATTCCTCAGAGAGAGCAGAAGACATTTTGTATTATCTCGGTAAAAATCCTGATATTTCAGCAGATATTGCAAAAATGAATCCAGTTTTAGCAACCAGGGAAATTTTAAGAATTGAGGCAAAGATTACCGCACCGCCTCTACGTAAAAAAACAACAAATGCGCCAGAACCTATTACTCCTGTTAAAACAAACGAGATTGTTGAAAAAACAGTACAAAATAGAACTTTACAGGAGTGGAAGGAATGGGCCCGATCTAAACATTAACAGGGAGACTTAATTATGCCTAGCACTAACACTCTATTAACGCCCACGGTTATCGCAAAGGTAATATTGGCTAATGTCGATAATCACAAGGCAATGTCGAAACATGTTAATACGGCATACAAAAATGAATTTGTGAAAGTTGGCTCTACTATCACAATTCGGAAACCAAATAAATTTAGAGCAATTTATCAAAATGCAAGAAGCAATACCAATCTATCAGAGCCATCGACTAATATGGTTTTAGATAGTACTTTAACCCAGGTTTCTTGTGCATTTGGAGCAGCGGAATTAGCATCTACAATTGAAGATATAAATAGCCGGTATCTCAAAGGGATGGGTGCTGCAATTGCCAATAAAACTGATGAGGCTTGCTGTAATCTTTACAGTGATGTTTATAATTCAGTAGGCACTCCTGGCGTAACGCCCGCTTCATTTAAAGTACTTGGAGATGCACAGCAACGATTGGACGATGAGGGTGTTCCAAATGACGAACGTGTAGCAATTGTAAATCCTGCGGCAAATTGGGCATTGGCTGATGGCCTAAAAGGCACTTTTGCTCAGAACGTTGCAAAAGATATTATAACAAAGGGGTTCTTAGGTCAAATAGCGAATCTGAATATCTATTCAGATCAGAATGTAGTTCGTCATACAACTGGCCATTTCACGTCAGGCGCGACTCCTATAATGAATGGTGATACAACCAGCGGAGCGACAACCATTGTTACGAATGGATGGTCTGGCTCTAATACCGTAAAGAAAGGTGATGTCCTTACCATTGCTGGCGTATATGCAGTAAATCCTATGTCTGGTGCAAGTACTGGGGTATTGCGTCAATTTGTAGTAACTGCTGATACAGCGGACGTAGGCGCAGATATGACGATTCCTGTCTCTCCTGCTATTATATCATCTGGCGCTTATCAAACAGTCGATGCAGTCCCCCTTACTACTGCTGCATTAACTTTCTGGGGTGCGCAGGATACCGCCTATGCACAGAACTTAGTTTACCACCCATCGGCCTTTGGGCTGGTAACAGTTCCTTTGGAAGTTCCTTCCGGTGTGTGGGCTGGGAGAGAAGTGGATAAAGACACTGGCCTTAGTATGTTGCTTGTAAGGCAGTATGATATTTCTGTGCCAGAAGAAGTGATGAGACTTGATATGCTTAAGGGAACAAAGACATTTTACCCGGAATTTTGCGTGCGAGTTTGGGGGTAAGTGGTTGTGGCATAACACTTTACGATTTGCCTCGATATGTATTTCTTGCTATTAAGCAACGTGCTTTTGCAGATAATGCTGGGGTGGTTAATGCTCGTTCAGTATTCCACCCCAGGATTTTAACTCGTTCCCAAAGAGTTCCATAGGAGAGGCCTGTAATTTGAGACCATTCGCTGAGGCAAAGGGTTTTACCATCATGAGAAAGTTTAATGTTAGAACTTTTGTTTCTGGCTTGTTCTGTTTGTGTGGCCCACTTGCAGTTATCGGGACTATATCCTTTGTTATTGTCTGTTCGCTCTATTTGCAATCCTTTCCTGTAGGTGAATTCCATATCAGTAATAAACTGATTAATATCTTTCCATTTATCGCATACGGTTATGCCTCTTCCGCCATAATTGGCGTATCGGTTATCTTTTTTATTGTAACATCGAGAATTCATGGCCGTCCAAACACGGAACAAGGGATGTCCCCATTTTCCATGTTTCGTAACTGCTTCTCGTTGGGTACAGCCACAACCAACATTCTCTCTGCCCATAATGTGGTCAATACGTTTCAGAAACGAATCAGTGCCACAATCGCAACGGCAAAGAGCGTAATAGCGATATGTTCCAATTTTGTAATACGTGGACAAAATAGTAAGCCGTCCATACTTTTTGCCTGGTGTAATAGTGGGAGATTCCCAGTCAGCAAATTTAGACATATCCATTTTGTATTTCCTCCTTTATATAAAGAAGTATATCACGTATTGTGGGGAAAGTCAAATAATAAAAGTAAATTTGTTTTAAGGAGACAAAAAATATGAGTTATTTGGATAGAGTTTTGGAAAATGCGTCTGAAACGTTAACGCTTGACAATCCTGTCAATTTTAGAGGAGCGGTTAAGATTAATGGTACAACGATAGCGGCAACTGCTGCGGAACTTAATGTGCTTGATGGCATAACGGCCTCTGTAGCAGAACTTAATATCGTAGACGGAGTGACTTCTACAGCGGCAGAACTTAACATTCTTGACGGAGTGACAGCTACAGCAGCAGAACTTAACATTCTTGACGGAGTGACAGCTACAGCAGCAGAACTTAACATTCTTGATGGAGTGACAGCTACAGCAGCAGAACTTAACATTCTTGATGGAGTGACTTCTACGGCAGCAGAATTGAATATTTTAGACGGGGTTACGGCAACAGCCGCAGAATTAAATAAAGTGGGTGGAATACCAACTACAGGATATTTAGTATCGGCCGCAGAGGTTACGTTCACACAAACCACAGGAGATGGAACTTATACCGGAACTATTCCACTTCCGGCGGGTTCTACGATCATTGATGTTCAAGTACACGGCATTGCTTTATGGGATGGAGATACTACTTCAAGCATGGTAGTTGGTGATGGTGGCACTGCTAATGGTTTCTTTGTGGCTACAGACCTTAAGGCGACCGATTTGCTTGCTGGTGAAGCAAACACCATAGAGCATCAGGGTGGTCTTGGTGGTGCATTTATAGCATCGGAACAAAGAGTATTGTATTCTTCGGGCGCAAGAAATGTAATCGGAGTAATTACGCAGGTAGGTACAGGTACCACAGGACGGACAAGGTTAGTCGTTCTCTATGTAACGCCTACAGCAGTAGCGGCAACGAAAGTTTAATTGAAAAGCGAAGGCAGGACGCATAGTATCCTGCCAAATTTTCTTGGTTAAAACCATGCGAGGTAAGATATGGCTTCACAAAATATACTTTTAAGTCCAGGGGGGAATACGCCACAACCAATTGTAGAGCATAAAGAACCCGAACATAAGAGAACACCAGTTTGGAGGTATCACAAGGATTGCCCGCAAGGGAAAGTAATAAACTATGATGACGAACTTGACAAAGCTAATGCGACAGGTTGGGTAGATCATCCGGGTAAGGTAACCCGCTTGCCAGGATTAGAAAAAATATATGATGATTTTCATGTGCCGCCGCCAACTCCTGCGGGTGATTGTCTCTTTAAGAAAAATGATTCCTATATCTTTAAAGAAAACTTGAAAATTCCGACTGTTCTTACCACCGAACAATTAGAAAATGCAAAAAAAGCAGAAGCATTAAAAATAGCGTCCGATTTAGTCGAAAAAAAACGGTTGGAAGAATATGAGAAAGCGAAGAATCCTTTACCGCCGGCAGAATATCAATGTTTAATATGCCCAAAAAAATTCCTATCTCTAAGGGCTTTGAAGATGCACGGACTTGGCGCGCACAGGAAAGTTAAAACTGCTGCGTTAACACAGGATGAAGTCAAAACAATTCAGGAAGTATCGGTGGACNTTTAATGTTAGTTTCGGATTTAATTCAATCTAGTTTAAGAAAAATTGGCGCCATTTCTACAGGAGAAACGCCCTCAAGTTATACTGATACATTACAGGCACTTCAAGTCATGCTGCGTTCATGGGCGCAGAAAAAAATATTAGTTTTTGCCTCTGCGAGAGAAAGTTTTAATCTGGTAGTTGCCCAATCATTATATACTTGGGGGGTTTCCGGATATATCACATCAACAAGACCATATCAAATATTATCTGCATTTGTTAGAGATTCAAATGAGAATGATATTCCAATGAATATTATTTCAGAAGAAACATATAATTCGATTTCTGTAAAAACACTTACGGGTCGCCCATCAAGTTTGTTTTATCATCCATTATATCCACAAGGCAATGTTTATGTATATCCAGTTCCCCAAACAATAGAAACTGTATGGGTTGAAAGCTTAAAACCATTTACAGAAACCAGCTCATTTGCAACGTCAGGGGATACCATTTCTTTCCCTCCTAATTACGAAGAGGCGCTTATTTATAATTTAGCAATTAGAATTGCGCCTGAAAACGGAATAAGCATATCGCCTGCCGTGGGGACAATAGCATCAGACAGTTATATGGCATTAATGGGGCTTAATGCGGCAAACCAGCTAGAACCCATAAGAATATCACTGCCGGCTGGGAGAGGGAGAAGATACGGCGGGGGATATAATATTAACTTGGGAGGTTAATTTATGCCCTTAACTAAAACTGGAAATATAATTCTTGATAGGATGAGACAGAAATATGGAGAAGATGCGGAAAGAATATTTTATTCAAGTATAAACAAAAAAAAGAAAGGTTCGGAGAAATGGCATTTG